GGAAAAGGCAAAAATGTAGGGCGTAGTGCAGCTTCAGCTGGTGCATTGTTATGGGGTTCAGAATATGGATCACACGCTGGTGTGGATACAGCTGGTCGCAAATACACTAACAGATTTAAAGCTCCCGCAAATAAATCAGGATACTGGATTAACAATGCCGTTGATTATTACACGCCTATTGTTGCAAAAGAATACATTGCGGTTGTTAAAGGAATTATCAATGATTTGAGGCTAAAATAATGGCTGGAATTCCAAAAGTAAAGATTACATTCGATGCTGATTTTGATGAATTAAAAAAAGGTATTGCTGGTGGTCAAAAAGAAATTGAAAGCTTTGGTTCTAGAGTTTCTGATTTTGGTAAGAAAGCCGGTTTAGCGTTTGCGGTTGCCGGTGCAGCCGCCGCCGCTTATGCTGGCAAGCTTCTAATTGACGGCGTTAAATCAGCTATCGCCGACGAAGCTGCACAGGCTAAATTGGCAACAACATTACAAAATGTTACTGGTGCTACCACAGCTCAAATTGCAGCTGTCGAAAAACAAATTCTGAAAACTTCTTTATTAACTGGTAAAACTGATGATGAGCTTCGTCCAAGTTTTGAAAGATTATTGAGATCAACAAAAGATATTTCAGAGGCTCAAAGACTGCAAGCATTAGCATTAGATATTGCAGCGGGTGGCACAGTGAGTTTAGAAGCGGCATCAAATGCACTAGCAAAAGGTTATGACGGAAATCTGTCTGCACTTAAAAAATTGGGCGGCGGTGTTTCTGAGAGTATTTTAAAATCAAAAGATTTTGATGAAGCCACAAAAGCTTTATCAATTACCTTTAAAGATCAGGCTGCCGTGTATGCCGACACTTTTGCAGGCAAAATGGCGCGATTAAATGTCGCATTTGGTGAAGCAAAAGAAACTGTCGGATCATACGTTCTTGATGCCCTAACACCTTTGGTTGAAAATTTGGTTGAAACTGTAATACCTGCAATAAGCGGTTTAGCAGACACTTTAGGCAAAACACTTGGTCCAGCATTTGCAGCACTTTTTGAATTTATTCAAACTAGCTTTGTGCCACTTTTAAGCAAGATTTTGACACCAATTTTGACTGGATTAAAAATTGGATTCAATTTTATTAAAGATGCCATTATTGAAAATAAAGATGAATTCAAGTCATTTTTTGAAGTAGTCAAAGTGGCTGCTCCAATTATTGCAAGTGTTATGGGCGCAGCTTTTCAAGTCATTGGTAAAATTGCCAGTGTTGTTTTAGATGTAATTGCCGGAGTTTTGGCAGCGATAAAGCCATTACTTAACACGGCAATTGATGGTATAAACCTTGTCATTCGAGGATTGAATTTAATCAATTTTGGCAAAGACATTCCTTATCTTGGAAAAATTGGGCAAAGTGGCGGAAGTTTTGCATCAAGTGGCACACCTGGCGCAATTTCAAATGGCGGCAGCGGAAGCGGAAGCGGAAGCGGAAGCGGCAGCGGAAGCGGAAGCGGAAGCGGAAGCGGAAGCGGAAGCGGAAGCGGCAACAGTGCAAATTTGAATGGTTCAATGGGCGGCGGTTTTCTTGGAAATAATGATGCTCAGAATTGGGCTCGTATTTCAGAAGCCGCAGCTAAAGCCGCAGCTGGAGCCGGTGGGTTCACAGACTCACAAAATGAAGCAAGATTAGCTGCCGCAGCTGCCGCAGCTGCTCCCACCATCAATTTGACTGTGAATGGTGCTATTGATCCAATTGGTACAGCTCGAACGATTGTGAACATACTTAATAACGAAGCTAGTCTTTCTGGAACATTTGACAATCTTGGTGGATCACGATTGGTTGCGGCAACATGACATGGGCTCCCAACCCAACTGTGACTATAGATGGTATTGATTTCACAGGTGAGTCTTTGTGGAATGTTTCTGTGTCATTTGGTCGCACAACAGTATGGGAGCAATCGCGAGCCGGTTATGCCATTATTAACATTTTAAACGCAACAAATCAAAATTACGGCTTTGACATGAATCACAGCGTTGTCATAACTGTTGAGGATTCAGCCGGATTCCCAGTCACTTTATTTACAGGCATTATTTCAAATGTGGCAAATAGCGTTCAAGCTGCCGGTGCAAATGGGATTGTGGCAATTCAAACAATTTCTGCACTCTCGACATTTGCGCAAATGGCACGCAAGGTTATTGGCGATACAGCTTTTCCCAAAGAATTTGATGATGCACGCATGACCCGTATTTTTGACGATGCAGGCGTGACTATTGATTCGGTTGATACGCCGCCGGTGTATGAATTTACAGTCCGCGCAGCTAATCCATCGGATGCCTACTCATTGGCTTCAACTTACGCCACACAGGCTTTTGGCTACATTTACGAAACACCGACTGGCACAGTTGGATTTGCTAACGAATCACGCAGATTTCTAGCTGTCGGAACATACGGCTATTTAAACATTCCAACCGATTACATTTTGTTTAGCGGCCTTGCAAGCCAAAAAACATTGTCGGATATTATGAATTCAATTATCTTGAGCTACAAGGCTAACGCCCAAAAAACGGCCTCAGATGCCACATCTATTGCCACTTACAATCTAGTTGCTGGATCAGTCACAACCGAGCTTGAAAACGCAGCAGATGCGCAGGTTCAGGCCGACCGCTACATCACCCTGAGAGCTTATCCGCGAACATCATTGTCATCATTTACCATTCCACTTGATTCGCCATTGGTCACAGATGCCGACATTGATGCGCTTTTAGCAATCTCCATGGATACAGCAATTGAAATTGACAATTTGCCAATAGCTATCAAGAACACAACTTATTTTGGATTTGTTGAAGGCTGGACGTTTAGCTTTAACAATGTTCAAATGAGCGTGACATTTGATAGCTCGGATGTTGCTTACTCAGTAACACCAACACGTTGGCAAGATGTTGATGCGGCATTGATATGGGATGACGTTGATCCGACAGTAACATGGAACACATTTGATGATTTCTACTAAGGAGACAAATAATGGCTAGTACGCCGAATTATGGCTGGACAACACCGGACAACACCGGCTATGTCAAAAATGGTGCTCTCGACATGAGAACGCTTGGAGATGAAATTGACTCAACTACTTATGCAATCCAGTTAGCCGTTGATGCAATAGTTAGTCCGTTACTACTGATGGGAGCTTAAAAAATGACAACAACGTACAAGGTACTCGGGCAGGTCGCACCCGCGGCAACGACTGAGACCGACCTTTACACAGTACCGGCATCAACTCAGGTTGTGGCCTCTACTTTATCGGTTGCTAATAGATCAGCTACAGATGCAACCTTTCGCATTTCAATCTCAGTTAATGGAGCTGCAACGGCGAACAAAGACTACATGGCCTATGACTTGACCATTGGCGGCAATGGTTATGTCGCATTTACAATTGGCGCAACTATGGATTCAACAGACAAAATCCGAGTGTATGCATCAACAGCAAATCTATCTTTTGCCGTATTTGGAAGCGAGCTAACATAATGGCATTTACACGGATTCCCGGACCAACATTTATTGTTAAAGAATTTACATCATCCGGCACATTTACATGTCCAGCAGGTGTGTACACAGCTGAATTTCTAGTCGTGGGCGCAGGTGGCGGTGGTGGTGGTGTTGATAATTCTGTTAATACTCGAGCATCGGCAGGTGGCGGTGGCGGCGGTGGTGCTGTAAAGCGTCAGCAATTAGTAACTACACCCGGATCAAGCTACACAGTAACAATCGGTGCCAAAGGCACCGGTGGAGCAATAGCCGCAGCAGGTGGTAATGGTGGATATTCTGAAATCGTTTTATCAGGCAACACACTTATTCGCTCATTTGGCGGCGGCGGTGGTGGTGGTTCAAATGCTTCCGATTTTGGTGTAACTGCAACACTTACTCAAACGCTCGCTGGTATTGGTGGCGCGGCTCTTAGTTCAGCTTCAGCTAACGCACTAGGCGGCGGTGGATCAGGTGCGTTTCCTTTTATCATAGCTAATACGACTAACACAGCTTTAAACTATCTATCTACTCAAGGTTCAGAAGGTGGCGGCGGCGGTACTGGTGGAGCATCAAGCACAACAATTGGCAGACTTGGCATTGATGGTTTAGGCGGTGGCGGCGGCGGTGGCGGCGGCGCAACAGCCACAATAACTGGTCAAGCAGGTGGAGCACCATACGGCGCAGGAATTGGAGCCACAGCATCAAATGTTGTCTCAGCAACAGACACAACAGGCGGTGCTGCACTGGCCAACACAGGTTCAGGCGGTGGCGGCGGTCTTTCTGCACTTTCAACAACAGGTGCAGCTGGTGGCAACGGATCAGACGGAATAGTTAGGATTTCATATTATGCATAGCAGATTTGCAGTTATTGAAAATGAAGTTGTTGTCAATTGCATTGTTGCAGATGATGCATTTGTTGCAGAATTTTATCCAACAGCAATTGAGATTGACGATGTAGTACCAGAGCCATCTCCGGGATGGTGGTACAAAGACGGGCAATTTATTTGTCCACCACAGCCAGAAATTGTGGTCAATGAGTAACTTTCCACAAGGCACATTGCCGCGATTGATTGAGGTTGCGTTGGCCGAAGTTGGCACAGCTGAAACTGGAGACAACGAGACAAAATATGGCAAGCACATGAAGGCCGACAAGCTGCCATGGTGCGGAAGTTTCTTAAATTGGTGCGCTAATCAAGCTGGAGTTAAAGTGCCGAATGTCGTCAGTACCAAAGCCGGAGCTGAGGCATTCAAGAAAAACAAACAATGGCATGAAACGCCTAAGATTGGTGATTTTGTTTTCTTTGATTTTATT